TAGGGGGTCGATTTTTTTTGGTTTTTTAAATTTTAATTTGGTTTTCTTTTAGGAAAAGGTAATTAAGGACGGAAATCACAAAAAGGATCTCTTACCATGCATAAATTCGTTTACGGTGTGGGACATGTGAACATTTGAGTTCATATATTCTTTCAGGGTAACGTAATCATGTAGGTTGTCGCTTGGGGGAGCTTCGAACATATCAGTGTTCCATTTGTCGGTTTCGGAGAAGAAGCCGTGATAGTCAGAGACTAATTGTCGGATGGAAAACAGTGTGGGAAAGTCAGGAAATGTGTAGGTGACGGACTCGATATCAAACTCGGGGAGCTGATATTTCCATTTCTTGAATACTTTCTCGATATGAAGCGAGGGGACGGGTGTATCCGGGCGGAACTTTTCGTATACCATGTGGCAGAGAAGATGAAAATGAGCATCTTGTCCACAGTTAGCATAGGCTAAGCCAAGGGCGCGGGCAGCGTGTATCCATTTTCTGTTGTCCGGGATAGGACGTTCAGGCATAGATAACTGGGCTACCAGTTTGCCAATGGGGCGGGTAGGCATACCATAAGTGTTCTCATAGCTCAGGAATGAGATTTTGGATCGTAACTTTGTGTATACGGACTTGAGTATGGAGACGACCATACCGTGACGGGTGTCAGCGTATTTAGTTAGAAAGATCATGAAATCACATATGCGGTCAAAATTTTGACGGGCGAAGATTAGGTTATCATCACCAAGGACGCAGTAGAGCATGTCGAGGCATTCAGCCGGGGTAAATCCAAATTCAAGCAGGCAGTCAACAATGATGTACATGTTTCCGAAGGAATCTAAGAACTGTGTGTTCAGTAGACCGGAGGGTACACCACCGTGTTCGCGGATGTATGCAAAACCGTCGAAGGAGACGAATGTCATGTTTAAATACCAGGTGGTAAGGAAGAGGACAACGTTGAAGATTTTGCTTGCGAAAGCGTGTATGTCTTGAGGGGTGGATTCATAACCACGGGAGGGGAAGTAGCCGTGAGATATAATAAGTAGGGAGGGCAGAAAGTCGAGGAAAAAGGCGATTATTACGTAGTATGGGAGGCGTTGATCGAATTGGGACCAATCGAGGGAGATATAGGACGTATAGACGAGTGCAGTTCTGTCGAGTAGGGACATGGAACCACGGAAGGTTTCGAGACCATGGGCGACGCAGCATTGCGGATTACGCAGCTGGGCGAGAGCGGGGACAACAAGTGTTTTCTCAATGTGGAGAAATCTGTCGTCAACGGAGTAGACGGGTCTGATCTTCTTGGGATCGTTTGGGTCGCGTTTTGAGATTTGAGTGCGAATAAACAACTGAGAGGGATGTTTTGCAAACCATGTGTTGAGGATCGAGGCGTTAGCTTCAGGATCGTGGAGGTCAGCAGGGAAGGGGACACCATCATATTTTATATGGTGGTACTCAGTGCGGAATTCGTTCATTACTACATTGAAGTTATAGCCTTTGGAGGTAGGCTTATCTTTGTAGCGGGAAGGAGCGGAATAACGAGCGAAAACTCGGGAAGTGGGGTTGAACTTCGAGTAATAGGAAGCGGATGTATTGAGCGGAGTTTCGGCGGCTAGGGCGTCAACGTAGTGCATAGGCCGGTAAGGCTTAAGGTTGAATTTAGCGCGGACGATATCCATGATGGCTTCGTGGCGTTCGTGTGGGGGGGGTGGGGGGTGGGGGGTGGGACGATTGAAGTCGCGGAAAGCTTGAGGGCCGAAGGAGGGGGGGCGGCAGTATTCAGCGAGGAAAGGTTCGAAGTGGGGGAACCAGTCGTGAATGATTTGAGCAATCTCGGGAATAGGCGGGGAGCCAGAGAGGTCAATCGTTTCATCGTATAATATACCAGAGCGGAATTCGGGCGTTTCGATAAAGTCGGGATCGTCGGTGAGGACGTGTTGTTTCTCGTCGAGGTTGAGAGTACCGGAGGGTATCTCGTGATAGCGGCACTGGGCGTGGCGGATGCCAGGGGCGGGGGTGCGTTCGGGCGGAAGGTCTTCATCACTGATGTGTTGGTAGACGGCGAATGGTTCGTCGCGAGAGGCGTAACGTTCCATTAGTGCATCGGTGTGATCATCGAGGTGGATGTTGATCTTGTGGCACGTTTGAAGGTCGATGTAAGAAAGCAGTGACTTGGAGTAGTCGAAGTAGCGGAGGGGAATGCCAGGTTCACGGGGAGTGGAGCGGCGGAGTTCCCATTCGAATAGAATGTTTCTGATAGGGTAGATGAGGGTTTTGGTAGTTTCTTTTCGTTTGCGGCGCAGTTGGAAGCGGGCGAGTAGGAGGAGGTTAACGATAGTAAACAGGGAGTGCATATTGAGGCGTAATTATTCTGTTAATTTAGAGACTGTAGGAGGGGGGGATCTCTATACCGA